GCTTCTGGTGTAGGCAAAGGTTCGTTAGGTATTGATTCTACCGATGGACTATTGTTTGTATCTGATGCTTCTGGCAACTGGCAGGCTGTTACTGTCTAATGTTGACTCATGAAGATCCAGAGGTGGCTACAATTGTGGCGCTTCTGGAGGCCCAAAGAGACTACGCAATGGGACATGCCGCCAAACTTGCTAAAGAAAATGCTGAGTTAATAGCAAAGATTAGCAGACTTGAGGCATCTAAACCGGCGTAGTCTTACCCTACATCTAGGAGATTAATTATGCAGTATGATATTTTAGCGTCGGCCCCGCTAGTCACTACAGGTCAGGTTACTGATAACGCTGGTAGCCCCAATGCTTTAACTAGGTTGCGTATAAAAGGGCTGTATTTTGTAAGTGGTGCTACTGCAGGATCAGTTGTTTTTAGAGATGGTGGATCAGGTGGAAAAATATTGCTAACTATGAATACACCCGCTTCTGCTGCTAGTGGCTCAAATTACATCATTATGCCCGGGGAAGGGATTTTAGTAGACACAAACCTTCACGGAACTGTAACTACTACAGCTTCTGTAGTTGTCTTCTACGGATAAGGAACCCCATGCACACACCATCACACAAACCAACTGCAGCCGAAATGCAAGCAATGCAAGAGGCAAAAGATGCAGCGGTCAATAAGCAAATAGATAGTGCCCCTACTACAAGAACCGGAATGGGTGCTAGCGTGTTACCCACAACAGAGGGTATTAAAGAGGGCATTAAAAAGTTTGGTGGTAAAGTTAAGGACAAGGCCGCAGAATATGGTGCTGCAGCTATAGACAAAATGTTCCCCAGCCTTGGTGAATCAAGTAACATGGATAGAGAAATACGGGAGCTAGAGCGCAAGAAGGAGCAGGACAGAGCACAGGAGGCTCTAGATAACAAGGCTGAGCAGGTTAGGCGCAATAAAGGCAGGAAACCTGAGGGTAAGAAAGCTGGTGGTGCTGTAAAAATGGCTAAAGGTGGTTTAGTTAAATCTTCAGCTTCTAGTCGTGCAGATGGAGCCGCCAAAAAAGGCAAGACTAAGGGACGTACTTTGTAATGGGCATACTAGCAAATTTAGGGTATGGCGCGATACTTGGCCCTGAATTGCAGGGTAAGGTGCTTAAGCCTTTTGAAAAGGCAGTTACTGTTATGCAACTGGATGAGCCTAATAAGGCTATGATGGAAGCGGCTGGATATAAGAAAGGTGGATCAGTTAAGGCTGCAGCTTCACGTATCAAATCTTCAGCTTCTCGTCGTGCAGATGGCGCGGCTCAACGTGGTAAGACTAAGGGACGGACCGTATAATGGCTAAGAATCTATTTGGTGGTAAAGAGACTTACAAAGAAGAATTTGGTGAAGCTAAGGCCGTGGCTAAGAAAAAGATTACTCCAGCCCAGTTTGTAAAGGGTGAGAAGTCAGAAGGGCACAAAGAAGAACCCGGTATGAAGGGGATGGCTAAGAAACTTGCCACAGGGAAAGTAACTCCGACTATGTACGCTAAAAAAGAAGCAAAGGAACCTATGAAAATGAGAGCAGGTGGATCGGCTTCTAGCCGTGCAGATGGCGCAGCCAAACAGGGTAAGACTAAAGGTGTAGTAATGATGGCTAAAGGTGGCTTCGTTCGTGCTGCTGATGGCGTGGCTAAGCGTGGTAAGACCAAGGGTAAGACCCTATAATGAGACCGTCCCGGGGTATGGGTGACATCATGAAGTCCAAGGTGCCTAAAGGTAAGAAGGGCGGTTGGATTAAGGATGCTATCAAGAAACCCGGGTCCTTACGTAAGTCACTAGGTGTTAAGGAAGGGGACACTATCCCCACGGGTAAATTAGCTAAAGCAGCTAAGGCTCCCGGTAAACTGGGTCAAAGAGCGAGGTTGGCTGAAACTCTGAAGGGCTTTAAGCATGGCTAAGACCCCTGCTTGGACTAGAGCTGAGGGTAAGTCTGAGAAAGGTGGTTTAAATGCTAAGGGTAGGGCTTCATATAACGCAGCTAATCCCGGTAAGCCCGGATTGAAGGCTCCTCAGCCAGAAGGTGGTAGTCGTAAGAAGTCATTCTGTGCGAGAATGTCTGGGATGAAGAAGAAGTTGACCTCTGCTAAAACAGCGAATGATCCAGATAGCCGCATAAATAAAAGCCTTCGGGCATGGAAATGTTAGATGACCACTTCGAGCGTTACAACATTTAATCTTGACCTTAATAATATCGTAGAAGAGGCCTTCGAGCGGTGTGGCGCTGAACTACGTAGTGGTTATGATATGCGTACTGCGCGTAGATCTTTGAATCTACTAATGCTTGAGTGGGCAAATCGTGGAATTAACCTGTGGACTATTGAACAGGGCCAGATAACTCTTACAACTGGGCAAATATCCTACGCAATCCCCACAGACACAGTAGATCTACTAGACCACGTAATTCGGACGGGCACTGCATCTAACCAGCAAGATATTAATATCAGCCGTATCTCAGAGTCTACATACTCAACCCTGCCTAATAAGAACGCTAGTGGTCGCCCGATACAAGTTTGGGTTAATAGACAGACTGGGGTACCTAGGTCTACTGCAAATACTACGTTGTCAGCAGCAATAACAGCAACCGCCACAACAATCAACGTAACATCTGCCGCCAGTCTCCCCTCAGTTGGGTTTATCAATATTGATTCAGAGACTATAACGTACCAGAATATCGTTGGAAACCAGTTACAGTATTGCTTCCGGGCACAGAACGGGACTACAGCAGCGGCACATAACAACGCTGCATCGGTAACAAGTATCAACTTACCAAATATAAACGTCTGGCCTACGGGTGATGGCGGTGGTCCTTACACATTTGTGTACTGGAGACTACGTAGGATGCAAGATGCGGGTGATGGTAATACAACCCAAGATATTCCGTTCAGACTACTACCGGCACTTGTTGCGGGGCTTGCAGTCCAGTTAGCTATGAAGTTGCCTAATGGCATGGAAAGGCTTCAGATGCTTAAAGCAATGTACGATGAGCAATGGATGTTAGCTTCTGATGAAGATCGTGAAAAGGCTCCGATAAGGTTTGTGCCTCGTCAATCGTTTAATTACTAGGCGGGTACATGCCTTCTAAGTATTCATCAGGCAAAAATAGTATATCCGAGTGTGATCGGTGTGGGTTTAGGTACAAGTTAAAAGAATTAAGACGGCTAGTAATTAAGACTAAGAACGTAAATATTCTAGTCTGTGGTAACTGTTGGGAGCCGGATCAGCCGCAGTTGTCTCTAGGTCTGTATCCTGTATCTGATCCTCAAGCGGTACGTAACCCAAGACCAGATTTAAGTTACTATGCAGCAGGTAGTACTGGATTACAGATAGAAGAGCTTACTAGCCCTACCCCAGCGCAGCTTGCTGATCCTCTGGCTAATGGGATACAGAGTATAGGTAGTCGTATAACTCAGTGGGGGTGGGGCCCAGTGGGATTGAATAATGTGCTAAACTTACCGAATGTTAACAATGATCTAATATCGGTTGGTGCGGTTGGAACAGTAACTATAGTAGTAACTTAAAGGAGCATATCATGGCTAAAGGTGGAAAGACTAACGAGCAAATGAAGCAACTAGGTCGCGGCCTAGCTAAAGTAGCTAACCAGAAGAAACCAGTGCGTAAAGTACCTGTATGCGCCCCTAAACGCGGTATCTAAGGAGTATAGAATGAGTGAATTTAACTTTTTCCCCGGGGATACAGCTAATCCTTGCGAGAAGTATACCCAGCCAAAGCCATACAGCGTAGACCTCAAGAACAGCAGCTACCCTAATAACGTGGCTAACACTCAGACTGAGAAGACTCGTGGTACTGGTGCAGCTACTAAAGGTAAGAACCACGCTAGGTTAAAAGTCGGCAAGTAATGAATTACGCTGAGCTTACGTTAACAATCAAGGGATACTGTGAAAACACGTTCCCAGAGACGATCTCGACGTTTACAACGGCAGAGCAGATTGCTACGTTTGTCAGAAATGCTGAAGAACGGATATACAACTCTGTTCAGTTTCCCTCGCTTAGAAAGAATGTAACTGGGCTTTTAACAGCTAATAATAAGTACTTGTCAGCGCCTATTGATTTTCTAGCAGTTTACGCAATAGCGGTGATAGACGCAGCTGGGATATATTACTACCTGCTAAACAAGGACGTTAAC